AACATCACAACCGACGAAGTTGACCCAAGCGGCGATACATCCAACGACAATGATGCAGACGAGGCCGAAACGCCAAACGCCGCACCTGCGGAACAAGCCCAGCTCCAGCACATGGTCGGCGTCGAGTGCAATCGGATTCAGCAGCGAGGCTTGCGGGCCAAGAACTTCGTCGAATGGGTGGACGGCTTCTACGAGCGATGGCAGCAGCGGCTGGAGTCAACGGCTGGTGCCGAGGACTGCGATGCGGCCGGATACTGTCAGCGTCACAAGGAGGCACTGCTGGCGGCAGCCGACAAACAACCTGCCGAGTTTGCGGCTGCGGTGCAGTCGCTGGTAGCGGCATGGCGGGTTGACGGCGTCAAGGAGCTGACCAGCCTATGAGTGAACGGGTCTTTGTCTGTGTCGGGCCGAATAAAGGCTGTGCCGAGACCTTGCGACTACTGCAAGGCCACGACCGCTTCTTTATGTTTGAGCCGCTGCCGGAAGCGGCAGCCTACCTGCGGCAGCACAACACGCACTTAAGCGACATCTTCCATGTTGTTCAAGCGGCCTGCGGTGAGGCGACAGGCAAAGCAAAGATGCGGGTTTACAACACCGGCGGCGTCAGCAGCAGCCTGGGCGTTTGTACTGAACAGGCTCGCCAGATGTACCCGCAAGCGGATTTAAGCGAACAAGCCGAGGTTGAGGTGCAGGTCATCAATCTATGCGAGTTCCTGCAGTGGGCCGGTGTTCAGCAGATTCAAACGCTGGTCACGGACGCACAAGGCATGGACCTTGCCATCCTGAAAACAATGGAACCGTATTTTCGGAGGCGAGCCGTCCAGCGGGTGATTCACGAAACGGATGCCGATGGGTTCCGGCACTACGACGGACTGCCAGACAACTCGCTGTCCGGTGCGGTTGCGTATATGGAACAGTTTGGATGTTACCGGCCAAGCAGAATGCCGGACCGTAACGACTTTAACTTCGACTTGGAATGGAGGCTCTGCGATGCTGCGGGTTAATGATAAGACGCGAGAGATGTTTGTTTACGGCCAAATTGGGCCAGCCGACTGGGGATTTATTGGAGCGGATTCCATCGTCGAAGGACTCGGGATGCTTGGGGACGGGCCGATCAGCGTGCGGGTCAATTCGCCTGGCGGCAGCGTGGACGAGGCAGTCGCAGCGGTTGAAAACCTGCGTCGGCATAGCGGCGAGGTGACGGTCAGCGTTGACGCACTGGCAGCATCGGCAGCAACCCTGTTTCTGGTCAGCGGATTCAAGGTAACGGCCGCACCACGGGCAATGGTGATGATTCACCAGCCGCACACGATTGCCATTGGCGACGCGGCGTCGATGCGAAAAACGGCCGACATTCTGGACAAGTACAGCGAAACGCTGGTCGATGCCTACGCTGCGAAGATGGACGCCAGCCGGGAAGAGATTCTGGCGATGGTGGCCGAGGAGACTTGGTTCACCGCCAAGGAAGCATTGGCCATTGGGCTAGTCGATGAGGTGGTCGACATCAAGGACGCACCAAAGGCAATGGCCGCTGCGTCCATGTTCCGCCATCCGCCGCAAGAGCTGTTCGACCCAGCCAAGCCAGCGACGCCGGTTGAGCAGCGATTCCCAAAGCTGATTGCCGCAAAACTTCGGGCAATACGACTAAAAAGACGTGACACTTGATTCGTAACTTAGAAAGCGTATGATTGCCAGCGGTGGGATGTTCCTGCCGCACATTTTGAAAAACTCCCGCTAGAGTTCGGTTGTCATCGACTCGACGGGCTGACGTTTGGAAACCAACGTCGGCTGTCGCAGTCGATTTCTTTTTTTACTGCCTGACAGTCGGCAGAAAAAAAGGAATGACCGATGAAGACTGTAAAGGAATTGCGGGAAGCGATTCAGGAGCAGCACGACCGAGTTGCTGCGATTCTGGCCGTTGCCAAGGCCGAGCAGCGTGATCTCAACGCTGATGAAGAAAAGGAAATCGACGAGGTTCAAGGCAAGGGCGAGCAGGCTGGCAAGCTCGGCGAACTGGAAGCCAAGCTGGACCGGATGCTGAAGGTCGAAGCCGCACAGAAGGCAATTGCCCGCGAGCGGTTCACCGCCGAACAACCAGCTGAAGTCGACGCAGCGAGCGGATGCTTAAATGTTGGGCAAATCAAAGTACCAGCCAACGCCAAGAAGATGGGCAAGCTGGTTTCTTACACTGGGCCAAACGCCGAGCAAGAAGCGTTCGTAGCTGGTCAGTTTTTCCGCTCCATTCAAGGCGATCAAAAGGCCAGTGAATGGCTGAAGAACAACGGCATTCAGGCTGCCATGTCCACCAGCGACAACACCAAGGGCGGATATTTGGTGCCAGAGGTGATGGAATCAACTATCATCCGAAACGTCGAGCAATACGGGATCGCACGGCAGGAATGCAATGTATATCCGATTGGTGCAGGCACAGCACTTTTGCCGCGTCGGGCCAGCGGATTCACTAGCTACTTTGCTGGCGAGAACTCCAGCGTGACCGCTTCGGACTTGGCGTTTGACCAAGTTCGACTGGAAGCAAAGAAGCTGATGGCATTTAGTAGCTGGTCATCTGAGTTGCCGGAGGACGCAATCGTTGCCCTCGGTGATTTGCTTACGCAAGAAGTTGCATTGTCTTTTGCAATCAAAGAAGACCAGTGCCTTTTCAGCGGCGACGGCACCAGCACCTACGGCGGCATCGTTGGCTTGGCAAACGCTTTGGCTGCGGGTGCAGTGGCTACGACTGCAACAAACATCGACACGCCAGCCGAAATCACCATTGCCAGCTTTGAGGAAGCGATGGGCAAGCTGCTGATGCTGCCTGGCATTCAGCCTCGTTGGTACTGCCACAGCAGCATCTACTACAACGTGCTGCAGCGGCTGGCCAATGCTCAGGCGGTTACGCCAGCCAACTACGCCACCGGCATGGGGCAAATCTTCATGGGCTATCCGGTCGTGTTCTGCCAAGCGATGGATTCGGGCGCGCCGACTACTGACCTGTCTGGCAAGTTCATCGCCTACTTTGGCGACATTCGCCGTGCCGTAACGATGGGGCAAAAGCGTGGCATTACGGTAGCCGTCGACAACAGCTACGGTTTCAACACCGACAGCGTTTACTTCCGTGCAACTGAACGCTTTGACATCAACTGCCACGAACGTGGAACCGCTACGGCTGGCGGCCCGATCATCGGCGTGAAGTGCAACGCATCTTAGTGATCCAAGTGTTCTGCTCCACTTGGGACCGTCGGGAGGGGGCGGGTTTCCGTCCCCTCCTTTTTCCTGACATCAACCAAAACCTGACAAGGAACCTGATATGAAGACTCTCCAAAGCTGCGTGTTCTCCACGCTGCTCGCCCCGATCACCGCTGCCACCACGGCACGGACTGCAAACCTTGATTGCCAAGGTGCCGACTACGCAACCATCAGCATTGCCTGCGGTGCGGAACTCAACACCAACAGCACCAACGTCGTTGTATCGCTGAAGGAATCGGACGACACCACGGCTTCGAACTTTGCGACCTTCAACAGCACCTACGCTTTCACCATCGACAACACCGCAGCGGCCGAGGCCGTCCTGCACGTTGATCTAAATGGTCGCAAGCGGTATCTGCAAGTCGGACTCACGCCGGACACCACGACCAATGGACCGGTTCTCACCTCGGTAGTCGGCATCCTGCAAAAGGAAATCGCCGCTTCCGCCAACACCAACAATGCCGATTACGTCAAGGTTGGTTAATCATAAGACGGTCACCAAAAGCGGAGCAGAACGCTATGGATACACATGAAGCAAAAGTCGCGGCGTTGATGACGGCTCCCAGATACGAATGCGTTTGGAGCCGCAACGTCATCGACCACGCTTTTAAGAAAGCAGGCATTCCGATTGTCGTGTCTGGCGGCGTGTTCTACGGCCAGTGCATGCAGCGGATGCTTGAGGACGCCATCGACCACGGCATCGACATTGCAATCACCGTCGACTTCGACAGCTGTTTCACCGTCGAGCATGTTCATCGCCTGCTCAGCGTTCTGTACAGCGACGAGAAGTACGACGCAGTAGCAGCGATGCAGTGCAAGCGTGGTAAACAAATCCCGCTGTTCACGGTCGGTGGCCAGACCCAAATCGAATACCGCGGCGAGCCAATTGAGGTGACAACCGCACATTTCGGGCTGACGGCCATCAGGCTCCAGCGACTGCGGGATGTGCCGAAGCCTTGGTTTTGGTGCAGGCCTGATGACCAAGGGAAATGGACCGACGCCAAAATCGACGATGACATCTGGTTCTGGAATCGGTTTCGTGAGGCTGGGCGGCGGGTTTGGGTTGATGTTGATTGCCGCATCGGCCACATGGAAGAAATGATTGCGATTTACGACGAGAACCTGCAGCCATCGCACATCTACCCAGAACAGTGGCGGCAGCAGTATTTGGAAAAGAAGGAGCAGACAGCGTGAAAATGAAAGAAGTCCGGCCAGTGCAAGTTCAGCTTGTGCGGGACTGGAACGGCCGCAAGGCCGAGGACGTGATTGAAGTTTATCCCGGCGTGGCAGATTGTTTGGTGAGGTTTGGAAATGGGCGGATACTCAATCAGCGGCCCGCTGCGGACGGCGGACAAGTCGATCACCCAGTCAGCGACGACAGTGGAACCGCTGCAGCTGAGCGAAGCGAAAAAGCACCTCGAAATCGCCGACGCTGATACGGCACACGACGAGCATTTGCAAAACTTGATCCAGCAGGCACGGGAGCAAGTCGAACATGACTGTCAGGTTTGCCTCATATCTCGCACGGTTACGGAAAAATTTAACTGGAGCGGCGACGAGGAATACTGGCAGCTTTACTTCCGGCCTGTCACGGCGGTCGCTTCGATCACCTACTACGACACAACCAACACGCAGCAGACATTTTCGGCCAGCCTCTACAGCTTGGACGCAGACCGTCGCCGCATCTGGCTTAATAGCAACGCGGCATGGCCGACAACCTACGACCGCTGGGATGCCATCTCAGTAGCTTACACGGCTGGCTACGGTGCCAACGGTGGCGCTGTGCCGCAGATGTTTAAGCAGGCGATGCTGCTGCTGATTGGCTACTACTTTGAAGAACGCACGATGATGGGCAACGAGATCATCACCGGCAGCTTCAAGGCCTATGAGAACCTGCTGGCTCGCATGAAACGGAGTAACTACCCGTGAGGCTTAAGGCTGGCCAGTACCGCGACCGCGTACACGTCTACCGCGAAACATCGGCTGATGGCAGCGACGACCCGGCGTTTGCAACGACGCTCTGGCGTGACCTACCCTGCAGCATTACGGCGGTCAGCGGCGGCGAGACGTACCGCGGCAGGCAGCTCGAGGCGACCGTCTCGCACGTCATTGAAATGCGTTACTACGCCGGAATCCTGCCGAGCATGCGAATATATCAGCCACTGACGCAGACTTACTACGAAGTGAGCCGGGTGCTGGCGATGGACAACAACACGCAGCTGATGATTCAGACGACGGAGGTCGTACTGTAATGGCAAAGGCAAAGCTGGCAATCGAAACGACTATCAGCCAAGACGTGCCGCTGGAGGATTATCTTAAGCGGGTTGATCTGCTAGTTCGTGGAAAGGCACTGGCTGATGCACTCAAGTCAGCAAGCAAGATTGTCCAGAAGGAAGCACAAAAACGAATATCACGCAGCAGTCAAACCGGAACTGCCAAGAAAAAAAGCCGAAAACAAAAAGAACGTGACCTTGCCAGAAAGCCACTGGCCGACAGTATCGCCATCAAGATGGTGCAGAAAAACGACGGGCAGCTGCACATGGCAATTACCGGCCAGAAGATTGAGCCGCACATGAAAGGCAAGGACAGGAAAAACACGACGGCTCATAGTCATCTGCTGGAGTTTGGACACAAGGCCTATTTCTGGAGCGACAAGCCGTCCACACGGAAAACCTTCGTTGAGGCCAAGCGATGGCTGGCACCGTCAGTTGACACCACCAAGACGCAGCAAAATCAAGCGGTTGTTTCCAGCCTTGAGCGTTCAATAGCAGGTGCCCGCTAATGCCTGACATCCTCAACAGCCTGCGAATCTACCTGAAAACCAAGTCGGCGATCACATCGCTGGTTGGTTCCGGTGACGCTGCCCGCATCTATTTCCACGATGCCAAGGAAGGGGCGGCGATGCCGTTCATTATCTTGGAAATCTTTGAGGGTGAATCCAACGAACACCTCGCCGGAATCAGCGGAGTCTGCAGCAACCGCATTCAGATTGATTGCTACGGCGTAACGGCAGCCGCGGCTTACAACTTGGCCGAGGCTGTCCGGCTGGCACCGCTGCAAATGTTCCGCGGCTCGATGGCCACTGGCGGCGATTTGGTGCGAGTGCTGAACGTCACCAGCAACGTCAGCTATCGGCGAGGCTTCGACCCGCCAGTATCCGGTTCAAGTCAAAAACGGTATTGGGTGAGCAGAGACTACATCATCATGTATCAGGAAGCGACAAGCTAAGGAGAGTTTAGACAATGCCAAACACACGAATCGACACCGGCCACGGCGGCACGATTACCTTCGGAACCAGCAGCCGGGCACTGAACTGGTTGACCATCGACGCTGGCGAGCGTTCTCGTCCGGCCATCGACATCACCCACTTGGCCAGCACGACGCCAACATACATGGCTGGCGACTTGGAAGAGCCGGGTGAAATCACGCTGACATTCCAGTTTGACCCAGCCGGGACTGCTGGCTGGTACGCAACCAGCACCGCGGCCGAAACAGTCACCATCACTTGGCCGGTTGCACCTGGCGGAACCACTGCCGCAACTTACGCAGGCACGGGATTGGTGACGCGGGTCAAGTTCCCAACGCTGCAAACAAACCAAGTGCAGACTGGCGAGATGAGCGTGAAATGGTCCGGCGGCACCCCGCCAGCATGGACCGCAGGCAACTAATCGGAGGCATCAATGGCAGAACGTGTACGGCTGGCACCGCATCCAGCCAAAGACAAAGACGGCAACCCGCTGTTTCCGCAGCTGCGAAGCATTATTGCCGACGGCTACGGGCTGGTCGGCTACACCGGCGACCCGCCTTATCACCGGGTGC